CGCCAGCATTGTATGGAGCGTTTCCATCCACCAGACCTTTCACCTTCGCTCTAGTCCTGCTGCGGGTTTCGTCCGCGCTGATCATTTTGTTAACCATCTCCATGACCTCCTTGGCGTCATTGAGGCGAGTCTCCGGTGCGGTTCCACCTTCACTGATGTTTTTTAGTTCGTTCATTTTTTCCAGCAGTTTTGCGGCAAGGCGGCTTGAACCTCGTCGCGTTGGTTGTTCTGTAAAATATCCAGCGGGAACCAGACCTGTGCCCGGTTAAAGCAGCCGCAGTGGCGGCAGACCTTGAGGCGTTGATCGGCCTTGGTCTGGCGACTCCCCGACAGGGTGTTCACCAGCTTCTCCACATTCCCCGTGGCGCAGGTTTTGCAGCCATGGGCGTCGATGTTGTCTGGGCAGTTGGCACAGACGACGCTGCGCCGGTCAGCCTCCTTTTGATCCACTCGCTCATTGCCGCGAAGAAACGTATGAACCCACGTTTTCGTGAAGGACACAACTTCAGACAGACCGATTTTTCGTTCCGGCCTATCCGCCACCTCTTCGCAGCCATCGGGAATCTCATCACACATGAACGCCTCGATCTCGTCTTCCAACCCCGGATCAATGGCCAGTTCGTTGGCCTCGCGGTGGCGGTAAACTGCGTTGATCAAGGCGTTCCAATGCGGCGCGGTGATTAGCTGGCCGGTTTCTTTTTGAAAGTAACGCCAGCCACCCAAAGGGGTGCGCGTCTTATTCTTCCACTGCCGCATATAAATTTTCCTCGTTGTAAATCGAATCGTACTTTAGCGATAAAGTTAGCCAATCTTTATCAGTTTTTGCCTCACCTTTCAAGCGGCCCGCGCCAAGAGTGCGGGCGACCTCGATAATTAGTGCGGCGGCGTCGGCTAAATCAGGCGATTGGCCGGTGCGCGATTTCATCTCCACCTTGCGCTCGACCACGATCTTGCGCCTTTGGTCGTCGAACATACGCTGGCAAAACTCCACGATGGTGTCGCGATCCATGCCGCGCACTTGCTCGCGGATCACCCATTCGCGCACAGAAAACCACAACTCGGTGACGCGGTTCATGTACGCTTCATGGCTGGGGCGTCCATCCTCGGCGGATACCGGGAGATTGCTGGCCTTACCGCCGAACTCAACCCGCATGATGTCTGGCGACCATTCTTTGCTGATGATGTCGCACAAGCCACCGCCTTCGCCCGTGGCGTCAATGGCGAGGTGGCGCGGCTCGACGCCACGGCTGATGCATTCCTGTTTCACGGCCTTGGCGATTTGAAAGTGGATGGGTTCGCTTGATTGAGCGTCCAGCTTAATGGTGATGGTTTCGGTGAACTCCACACCCATGAGGCCACCCTCAAGATCGCCGTATTTGGCAAAGCGCAAGATACAGCGGTCGCCGCCGAAGGCGGGGTCGAGGCCCGCGATCATATCCACCTTCGACATAAAAGTGTGGGATGAAGCTACGCGGTACTTGTGGCACATGGTTTCGGACAGGACGGTGGAGACGACACCTTCCCGTGGCCAGAACCCGCGTGAGTATTTCCAGTAGCGCGGGGAGTTTTCGCCCTCATATTTACGAGAGGAATCGACCTGATCTTGAGTAATCAGAAACTCCCATTTGGTCTTACCGGCCTTAATATTTGGCGACTGGAGGCCATCGAACCGGATGCACACGCCGCGTTTAGTGCGCCATTCCTGCGTGTCGATGTTCACGGTTTCCCAGCCGTCCAGCGGCTCGGAGAAACGGCCATGCTCGTCCAGCGTGGAATGGGGGTTGCCGATTGCGAGGAACTGGAACTCGCGACAACCCTTGGACAAGTTGGAGGTGGCCTCGAACGCAGCCTCTGGCGTGTCCGTCGCCTCATCCACGATGGCGAGAATGCGCTCGGAGTGGATGCCTTGGATGTTTGCGACAGCCTTGGAGGTGGAGCCGTCCAGCACGGCGACGGCGAACACGGCGTTCTTGTCATCGCCTTTAACAGACTGGAGCGTGGTTTTGGAATCCACCATGTTGCCGGGGAACTGGCCTTGGGCAGTGCGGAATAGATGCTGGATGTTTGCCCATGCGCGTTTGCGGATCATCTTTGCGGTTGTGGACGTTAGGATGACGCTAGAGTGTTGCGGGTCAGCCATCCACCACAGCATCGCATACAGCGAGGAGCCGAAGGTTTTGCCGCTGGCAGCGCAGCCTGTCCATGACACCCAGCTTTCTTCGCATAAGGACTCGACCTGACGTTCCAGCCACGGGTTCCAGATTAGGTCTGGCCAGATCAAGTTGGCCGCGTTCTGGAAATGGCCGAACTTGCCTAATCCACCCTCATCCGGGGTGAGGCCAATGCGGAATGCGTACAACTCCGCTTCCAGATCGGAAACGGGGTGGTCAAAATTCATACCATATTTTGTGTCAGCCAACTTGACTGTATCGTTAAAGGATACTATATCTATGGTCAAGCGGTTGTTGCACACGGTTATGTCGAAGATACTTCCTAAATCGGATTCAGACGGTTCAAAATTTTCAGGGTCAGTTGCACGGGCAGCTACAACTAGCGTCCATACCGGCCCCAAAGGTGATAAGGGTGACACCGGAGCGGACGGAGCGGACGGTGCGACTGGCGCAACCGGCCCAGTGGGGGCAGATGGAAAGACGGTTCTAAACGGAACGGCGGCCCCAACTACTCAAGGAGTGGTTGGGGACTTCTTCATAGACACGACTAACGATAATATCTATGGCCCCAAAACCAGTGGGGGATGGGGGTCTGCCACAAGTTTAATTGGGCCACAGGGTGCAACAGGCCCATCGGGTGCAGACGGAAGCGATGGCGCACAAGGCCCAGCGGGTGCAGACGGAAGCAATGGTGCAGACGGCGCACAAGGCCCAGCGGGAAGCGATGGTGCTGATGGTGTAGATGCGGCAAATGCCACGTTATATGTTCAAAATTTTTCTGGCACTGGAAGTGCAACGCAGTTCACACTCAGCCAGACTCCTGCCAGTGAGAACAATACGCAGGTCTACATTTCGGGAGTTTACCAGCAGAAAGATACCTACAGCCTTTCTGGCACGACTTTGACCTTCAGCGAGGCTCCCAGTTCGGGAGCGGATAACATTGAAGTCGTTACCGTCGCCACCAGTTCTGTCGGGTCAACCACATCTGATCTGGTCACGTTTTCACCAAGCGGCACAGGCGCGACTAACCGGACTACTCAGGCGAAGTTAAGGGATGTAGTGTCCGTAAAGGATTTCGGCGCACAGGGCGACGGAACTACAGATGACAGTAGTGCGATTATTGCTGCGATGGCAGCACTAGCTTCGGCTGGTGGAGGGACGCTCGTGTTCCCGGCGGGCACATACATTGTTGAATCGGAGTGCGATCAGGGTTCGTGCAGCGCGGCCTTCATGTACCGTGGCGAGGGCGCGACGATTAAATGCGCTGCATCATCTTTGATTTACAGGATGTTTGATATTCGGCCTAACGGGCATAACTTTTCGATGGAAGGTCTGGAGTTCGATGCGGACAGCAAAGCGCGTGAGTGCGTTCGAGTGACTGAAGCGAATCAGGATAGCAGCACACTATTGGTTAGGGACTGCGGATTCCACAACACAACGATGTCTGGATCGTCTTCTGGCAACAGCGGACTGGTTAGTCTAGGCGGCTGGGATAAGGTCGTAGTTGATAATTGCTCTTTCACAGGCCACACGCGCCCGCAGGGATCGGGAAATCCGGGTTCCGCTGGAACTAGCGGCTGCATAATCTCGGCGTCCGGGTCTGTTTATCCCCGCTATGTTAGTGTTCAAAATTCTATTTTCGAGGACATCACCAACGGCGACTCTGGGACATCAACGTACAATTGTGATGCTGATGGCTTAAAAATTATGGGCGCGACCACAACCGGTTCGTCGTATTTGTATTCCTCTGCAACGGTTTCAAATAACATTTTCCGAAACTGCAAAGGCCGATCCGTCAAAGTGCAAAACGATGAAACTGCGGTTATCGGGAATACGTTTTACCGTAACATTTTACCTAAAAAAGGCGGGTCATCAGAGGTTAACTTGCAGGTAGGCTCTGGTGAAGTTTCCAGCAATAAGTTCCATTATGATGAAACTTCAGGAAGTGAAAGTCCATTCGACGACGGAGGATCGACGGATGCTGGTTCATGGCCGATTTCATTTTACAACTCAGAAGAGGATTCTCGTCCAGCAATGTGTACTGCGGCCAACAACACCGTTTACAATAATGTCACCGCGAGCGTGGGTGCATTGCGCTCAATTGTCGATTTCACGGGCGCAGTGGGGGATCATTCACGAGTGCTAACGGTGTCTGGCAATAAGGCAACTGGCAAGACGGACAGCTTTATCACGGCCACACCCGAACCAAGCACAGGCGGCGCAGTTCATGTCCATGCGACAGATAATTTTGCGAACGAAATCGGCACCGCGTTCCTAGACCTAAATGGCTCTGGCGGGTACGATAAGAATTTCGTCACGTTGACCGGGAATGTAAATGCTGGCACAGCAAAACCAGCGGCGTGGTATCCGGGTGGGTCAACGGTTCCTAATGCTAATTACTCCGTCACTAATTGCGTAAACTTGACGGAGGACTCGGAAAGCACTGGGTACTTAAAGAATCGCGCCCCCACCACGTTTGCAAGCCGAATCCCTGCAATCGCACCCGACTCGTCAGTCGGTGGATTGCTTTCGATTCAAGCGGCAACCGTCGCAGACGATGCGACTTGGAACACCAGTCCTCGCGGCTATTATGGAGCATTCGCAGTTAGAGTTTTAAGTGTCGGTTATAGTTCCGCCACCACGGCGATCTTCGTCGATGGGAGTTCAACCGCCGCTCCTACGGATTTAGGAAATAGCGGCTCAAGTGTCGTTTTTATTTCGGAAGGCGGTACGGAGACGGACGGCAAAGTAAACGTGTGGCGAAATACAACAACTGGTGGAGTCTCTATAAAAAATAGGCTCGGATCGAACAGAGTTTTCACGCTGGTGACGATGGGATAGCACAATGAAACCAGAAAAAATAAGCGAAAATCACTACAAATATGACGGAATGCTGATCGTTTTAGCAGAAGGTGAGTACGATCCGAGCGATGACGCTTCGGTCGAAGCGGCCCTTCAATCTGTGAAAAATGATGTTGTGCGAGATGCAATCGCGGGAGAATAAAAATGGCCAAAACAATCGTAACAATCGATCAAGGTGGAACCGGAGCCAAGACTGCATCCGACGCAGCCGAGGCGTTGCTTGAAAGTGCGGGCGGAAGCGCAGATCAAGTTTTAATTACTGATGGTGCGGGCAATGTTTCGTGGGGCGGATTTACGCAAACCGGAACCGGAGCGACGGCTAGAACAATAACCGATAAACTAAAAGATGTAGTTTCTGTAAAAGATTTCGGTGCAGCGGGGGATAATTCTACCGATGATTCATCAGCGATTCAGGCCGCCATTGACGCTGTTGACGGCGGCCTGAGCGACCTCGGTGAAATTGAAGTTTTCACGGGCGCAGTTTTCCTGCCGTCAGGTCGCTACAAAATCGACAGTTCGATCACGCTCAAGAAGGGCGTTCACTTAATTGGCGAATCGCAGTCATCCGTATTGATTCGATATACGGGTTCCGGCAAGGCACTTGCAACGTCCACTGGGGCCAGCGACGAAAATCAGTTCATATGGATTCGTGACCTAACGATAGAAGGCGCGGGCAAGTCCACGACTACTCATGGATTGCATTTTAATGGCTCGTATTTTGATTCGGGCATTGAGCGCGTTTCGGTGACAAAGTGCGCCAAAGGGATCGAGTTGGAACGTAGCTGGACGTTCGCAATCCTCAAGTCCCACTTTTACGAGTGCGCCGATGGGGGCGTGTGGGATAACGGCACGGCAGGACTGGTTTCTCATACGCGATTTGACCAATGCGATAATATTGGACTAACCGTCACATCCACGGCCAACAATACTCACCACCTTAATATTACCGACTCGGTGTTTCAGCGTTGCGGCCAAAACGGACTGAAGGTCGAGGCTGTAAACTGGTCGGGGCGGGGTTTATATTTTGAATACAATAACGCCGATGACGGAAATCACGCAGACCTACACCTCAGCGGCGGTTCATTGCCGAAGCAAGCATCGGTTCGCGATAGCACCTTCATCGGGCATACAGCAAATGCAAACGATGCAATTTACTCCGATACTAGAGAGTTGCAGTTGATCGGCTGCTTCGTCAGCGGCTCGAATTACGACTCAAGTTTGAACGGCACGGCTAATCAAAACTCCGTTACCGTCATCGGAGGCCAACACTCTCTACCGCTGGACGTTGATTCTGGAACAGCCGTAAATATTGAGTCATCGGACAGCGTTGCGAGGCTTCGGTCAACCGGCACGGGCGGCATCGGCATCTATGGCAACCCCGCTGCGACGGAATCATTCGCGGTTTCCACCGCTCAAGGCCGCGAGTATATCAATTTTGAGGGAGCGACCAATCAGTATGTCGTGCTAGACACTCCTGCGGGTCGTCGCAATAACATCATTTTTAAGTCGGACGGAGTTGCTAAATTTTATGTGGGGCGCGGCGACAGCGACGATGTGGGAGACGATTGGTTTTATGTAGATGGAACCGACAACGACACATCACCATCGTTCGGGGTCAAAACGGATGGCCGGATAAGGTTCGCTGAATTACCGACGAGTGCCAGCGGCCTCAATGATGGAGAAATTTGGAATGACGATGGAGTTGTGCAACTTGTTGGTGGGTCGAATAGTTCGGCTGCGGACTCATTCACACAAACCGGAACCGGGGCCAGCGCACGCACAATAACCGATAAACTAAAAGATGTAGTTTCAGTAAAAGATTTTGGCGCGACGGGGGACGGCAGCACGGACGATACGACAGAGATTGAAGCGGCCATAGCCCACTGTCAGGATTCTGGCGAGAATTTGTATTTCCCTCCGGGCGAGTACAAGATTACTACAACTATAAGTTTATCGTCGTCCGGAAATTCGATTTCCTTAATCGGCCAAAGCGACGGGGCGTGGCAGAACGCCACTGCTGGCACCAGCCTACTGTGGGCGGGGGGTGCTAACCCGATGTTTGAGGTGTCCACTTCAGACTACGGATTCGTTGGCTTCCATGTACGGAATGAAGGGACTGCAACAGACTTCGTTGAGTTAACGAGCGGAGCAATTCGCACCTACATGAAGGACATGACCTTCTATGTGAATTCCGGCGCATCAGCATTTTCGAGATCGGTGGTGAGGTCAAGTGGCAACCGGCTCGGCTACTCACGGTTTGAGCATATCGAATGCTACGGTGCGGCCCCTAAATTCGTGGACATTGACGGACAGAGTTCTTCAAACGGAATTACTCCATTCTATTTCGGTGGACGCTCAATTTTTGAATCTACTTCAACGCAAGCAATGACCGTCCTCTACGTTAAGGACGAAACGGTTGACAATGTAGTAATCGAGAACTGCACTTTTAACCAGCAGGGCAGTGAATTAACCATCATCGACACAACCGACACCGCTGCAACTGTCACGATCAATAGCCTGTCCATTCGGGATATTGAATGGGATTACTCGGTCGCAGGTGCGACCTCTGACAGAGCGTTGAAACTTAAAAATGTTAAAAACTTTACAGTGACCGGCGGGCACTGGAACTGCGGGGGAACAGTGACTGCGGTTGCTGAACTCGAAAACACAAACCTAGTCAACTGCGAGGGTCTTTACATCAGGAGTGCTGCATTGTTTTTCGACGTAGACTCTGACAGCACGATAAATTTAGGCAGAAATTATACAGATACCAGTAATGTTACACGAATCGTAAACGACAGTGCGCCGGGAGTAATTCCAGTGACATGGACTGCTGGAAATGTACTGATCCTCGGCCACACTGGTGCGGGCAATGGCCATACGATTTACGAGATTTCGCCAACGAGCGGTTCAGGCTGGACGCTCTCGTACAGGCACGGTTCGGCAGGGTATCTCGTTCCGGGCCAGATGATAACCATCCGCATAAAGAACGCCAGTGGGGGAGCCATCAGTGCCGGGACTCCGGTCAGCACGTTCCGCACCACCGCAGCACTTGTCGCGCCAGAGGACGGGTATTCGCGATATTATACATTCATCTGGGATGGCTCCGCTTGGAACGAAGTGTCGCGATCCGAGAAAGATGTAAGCAATAGTGGTACAAACACAGCTACGGGCGTTATTATCGATAATTCTCAACGACTCGGCATCGGCACTGCTCCCAGCGATCTCCTGCATTTATCCAGTTCGTCTCCCGTGATCCGTGGCGATGATAGCGATGGTGGTTCTGCGAAGATTAACTTCGGGTCTGGGAACATTACCTTGGACGCCGACCACGGCTCCGCTCAGGGCAGTTCCATAATCAACTTCAAGGTCGATGGCACTGAGGCTGGACGTTTTACTGATGACGGCACGCTCGACCTTAAATCTGAAAAGCTGAAGTTGAATGGTTCCGGCGGCAGCGCGGATCAAGTTTTAAAAACGGATGGGAGTGGCAATGTTTCGTGGTCGGGCGGCCCAGCAGAGATCGGCATAGCGTGCAGTGACGAGACTTCGGCATTGACTGAGGGTGAATGCGCCACGGTGATGGTGCCCAAGGGGCTGACGATCAAGGAAGTCAAAGCCAGCCTCACCGAGGCGGGAAGCAGCGGCGGGGTGCAGGTGAACGTGAAGTATCACGCGAGCAATCCGAATAGTGCGGCGAGCATTTTCACGACTTCTTCGGCCCTGACGATTGCGACCAGCGATTACAAAAATAACATCACCACCTTCACGGACGGCAGTGGTGGATCGCAGAGCACTTACACGGCTGCCGAGGATGGATTCTTGGTGGTTGACATTCCGAGCAGTTCATCGCCTGACAGCGCGGCTCGCGGCTTGAAAGTTTGGGTACTCGGTGAGTGGAGTTAAAGATGTCGCAAATCATAAATCCATATCGGTTTGGTAGCGGGGCGAGCGGCGCGGAATATATTGCGGCTACGGGCGGCTCAGTGACGACCAGCGGAGACTACAAAATACACACATTTACCGCAGACGGTAGCTTTGTAATCACTGACGCCGGAAATGCCAGCGGCAGTAATACTGTGGAGTTGTTAGTGGTTGGCGGCGGCGGCAGCAGTGGACAGGCATATTATGGCTTCGCAAATGGCGCGGGCGGCGGGGCTGGAGGATACCGATCCATTAGCGCCCACTCCCCCACATCCGGCGCAGCCACCTATGCCGTGGTCGTTGGCGGGTGGGGAACCGGGGGTGATGAAAATGGCGAGGCATCATCAATCGACGGCGTTAGCGCATCCGGTGGTGGGGCTGGCGGTGGCTATAACAATGATCCTTCGAGCGGTGCCAGCGGCGGCGGCGGCTGGATTAACAGTGCCAGCGGCGGCAGCGGCAATTCCGGCAGCTATTCGCCTGTTGAGGGATATGCGGGTGCAGATCACGACGGCTCCAGTGACACGCGCGGTGCCGGCGGTGGCGGATCATCAGGAACACCCTCCACTTGGTATGAGGCTGGCCCCGGCACCAGTAACAGCATCACTGGTAGCTCCGTAACGTATGCAGCGGGCGGTGCGGGGTATGGCGGTGGGAACGGCGCAGCAAACACCGGCAATGGCGGATCAGGCACAACCAGTGGCTACCACGGCGGGGGTAGCGGAATCGTCATCGCTAAATATAAATATCAAAACTAATCAATAAAATTTTGGACAACACGGGTGGAGAATAGATGCTAGTACGACGAGTCAGCGTGACCAACCTGAACGCCTCGCATGATGTGGGGCCGACAGGCAGCAATCAGGCGCAAATCTTTGCCAAGGATGGCAAGTTGTACGCTCAGTTGCAGGGACAGAACGCTGTTGAGTTAGCGGATTTAGCTGGAGAAAACGCAGGGAGTCCGGTTGGAACCGTCATCAGCTATGGCGGGGCCAGCCTCCCGGCGGGGTGGCTTGAATGCAATGGAGATGAAGTGGATGCAAGTTACTCAGACCTGAATACGGTACTCAACGGCTTGTACGGCACGGGCAGCAACGGGCGCAGCCTGTTGCCTGACCTGCGTGGGCGTATGCCGTTGGGTGCGGGCACGGGCAGCAACCTCACGGCAAGATCGCAGGGCAACACGGGCGGCGTTGAGGGGGTGGAACTGACAACGGCGCAGTTACCGGCGCATGGCCACACGGCGACTGACAGTGGGCACAGTCATTCATTGAGCGACAGCGGGCATAGCCACACCTTAAACGACAGCGGGCACACGCATGACGTTACTGACTCCAGCGGGCACACACATTCTATCAACGGACACACCCATAGCATAAGTAATTCAAACCACCAGCACTCCACGAATGAGTATTCGGTCGATGATACTACGATCTATTTCGAGGGTGGGTCTTCATCGCAGACCGTCCTAACTGCGTTAAATGAAAATAGCTGGGGAAACACAGGCTACTACGACATTGGCGACACTAATTCAACAAGTTTAACTACGGAGAGTCAGGATGTTGAAGACATCATAATTGACAGCGGAACAACGGGGATAAGCCTAGACAGCAATACGACAGGCATCACGATCAGCAACGGCTTTTCCAATATAACTATTAACAACACTGGCGACGGCGACTCGCATGACAACATGAGTCCGTGGCTGGCCCTGAAATTTTTAATCAAAACATGAAAGCCATACTTGCATCCATCGTGCTGCTTGGGGGAATGGCCCTTGAAGCGGCGGAACGGTACGTTCCCGAGTACCTTAACAAGATTAGCGTCACTGTCCGGGCGGAACTGGGATACCAGAAGGCCGAGGGGAGCGGCAACCTGTACGTTCGCAAGGTGGACGGGAAGGATGTGTGGTTCTGCTGGAGTGCCGGTCATGTAGTGGAGCATCTTCGCAAAGTGGAGGAACGCATCGTGAGCGGCAAGCCGACCAAGCAGATCACCTTTGAAGACCCGAAGCTGGTGCGCGAACTGCGGAACAAGGATGGCCGTCGCACGGGTGAGGTGGTGGTGGATGCGAAGATCATCCGCTACTCCCCTGCCAACAAGCATGACCTGTGCCTGATGCTGGTCTTGAGTGAGGATTTCAAGGCGGACGCGACCACGGAGTTCTATCCGAAGGACGGCAAGTTGCCGCGCATCGGGACGCATATCCATCATTGCGGCAGCTTCCTTGGCGGGGATGGCAGCAACTCATACAGCGAGGGGGTGTTGTCCGCGCACGGGCGCATTCTGTTCAAGGTTCCGTTCATGCAGACCACGGCCCCGGCTTATCCGGGCAGCAGTGGCGGCGTCATGGCCAATGATGCGGGAAAATATATTGGCATGATCGTGCGTGGTGCTGGCAGTGACTACAACTTATGTGTGCCGGTGGCTCGGATGTGGAAGTGGAGCGAAGACAACAAGGTGGAGTGGGCGATGAATCCTAATCTGCCTGTAACAATGAAAGAAATTGAAAACCTCCCGATTGAGGGGCCGAGCGAGGGGGATGGTAAGGGCAGCGGCGAAAGCAAACTGTACCCGTTCCTCATCAAGACTGAAAAGAAAGCAACGAAGTAATGGCGATAGTTGATCGAGGTCGAATGGTGGATGGCATTACGTCCCTCTCAGGGGGGATGGATAGTGGCCGCTCGCCATCGACCATCGGGCGCAACCAGTGCGCGTACTCGCAGAACGTGACCTTCCGTGGTGGCTACGCCAAGACCCGACCGGGATTCAAGCGCATTTCATTAGCGACTGGCTCGGCCACCACTGCCCTCACGACCAACCGCTTTCAGGGGGCCGGTTACTTTGACTATAGTGACGGTCAACTGGTGGCGGTGGTCGCAGGGAGGACTTACACGCTGACTCCCCCAAGCACCGGGACAGACTGGGCGGTAAGCGACATCACCTACAACGACGGCAGCAGCGACACCACGATGAGTGTGAGCCGGGAGCGGGTTCACATGGTACAGGCCGAGCAGTACCTCATAGTTCAAGACGGTAGCACGGCTCCGTTTATTTGGGACGGCAGCAGCAGTCGTCATGCGAGCAGCAGTGCTAACGAGGTGCCGGTTGGCACTGGCCCGATGGCCTACGGGCAGGGCCGGTTATGGGTGGCGCAGGGCCGAAACTTCATTGCCGGTGACATTGTGGGCGGCAGCAACGGGGTTCTGAAGTTCACGGAAAACAATTATCTGGCTGGCGGCGGTGCGTTCACTGTTCCGACCGCCAGCGGAAACATTACGGCGATGCGATTCGTAGCCTCACCGAACACGGCGATGGGGCAGGGCGAACTGATGGTGATGACCAGTGACGCGGCCTATAGCGTGGTGGTTCCAGCGGATCGTTATGACTGGTTTGCAGTGAGCGACCCGCAGCAACGGGTGGTGTTGATTCATAACGGGGCGATGGGCCATTTCAGCACAGAACTGGTTAACGGCGATATTTATATGCGGAGCCGTGACGGGGTGCGGTCTATCATACAGGCTGTTCGTGACTTCCAAAGCCTTGGGAATACTCCCATGAGCCGAGAGATGCACCGGATCATTAAGTATGATGAACCGAAATATCTTCAGTACACCAGCGGTGTTCTATTCGACAACCGCTACCTGCTGACGGCGCAGAGCAGCCACAACAGCAGCACTGGAATTGGCTACAAGGGGTTGATGGCACTGGACTTTGATTTAATCAGCGGGTTAAGCGGCAACGCGCCACCTGCCTATGACGGATTCTGGACGCTAGATATTACTCGCGGCAGCACCACGCATAACATGGAGTTCCTGCAACTGGTTAAAGGTAGGTTTGATGGCGTGGAACGATGCTTTGCCTTTGTTCGCAACGCCGACGGAGATACAGAGATATGGGAACTAACCAATGAAGGCGACGAGATTGAGGACATCGACGGGACTACCGAGTATAAGATTACATCTGAACTGGAGACTCCCTCCTTTGACTTCGGGACTGCCGGTGCGGCGAAGGTGCTGGAGAGCGGCGATTTGTGGATGGATCAAGTGACCGGCGGCACAGTCACCTTCCATGCGGACTTTCATCCTGACCAGTACCCCTGCTGGATTAGCTGGCAGGACTGGAGCGTGATTGCTGAGTACCAAGCCTCGGACTGCGAGAGTCTAGTAGACTACCAGAAGCAGTACCGCCCACGGATGCGACTAGGTAAGCCTTCGCAGTCGGAGGAACCGGCCACGGGCAAGCCGTTCAATTACGGATGGGAATTTGCGGCGCGTCTCAAGTGGACGGGACACGCACGGGTGAAGTTATTTCGGCTGAACGCAAGGGAGACACAGGAAGAACCTTACGCCAACGTCGATATGGACAGCACCTCCAAGGCGATTGCGTGTGACTGCCTCAGTGGTGTATCGTCAACAACAAATCAATAGGATTTAACATGGGTAATTGTAGCAACATTAACAACAGCCAAACGGTAACGCTGTCATCGGGAACATTGACCAGCGGATTCTGCCATAACTCTCTGCAAACGACTTACGAAGAGTTTATCAGTCAAACTACAGGAAGCCTGACCGGGAACATGGCAGCGTTTACCGCTGGCGATGACACTCCTGCGGCTGGCGACCAGAATAAGTTGTGGCTCAAGCAGAACGCATCGACCTGCGTACCTGAAGGCTGGCACTGGTACAACGGGTCGAACACGGCTTGGGAAGATGTGCCCGTGCCTGAGACGGCACTGCCCTCCAGCCTTACTCCGGTGGGGGCCATCATCATGTACGGAGGCGGCACGGCCCCAACGAACTGGTTGCTCTGCAATGGCGGCACCTTTGACACCTCGACTTACCCGGCACTGGACACGGTGCTGGGCAGCACCTACGGCGCGGCTGGGCAGTTGCCTGACCTGCGGAGCCGTGTGCCGGTAGGAATGGGCGATGGCGGAACCGGCCTGACGAACCGTTCACTGAATGACACGGGCGGCGAAGAGTCAGTGACCTTAACCACGGCTCAGATACCCGAGCACAACCATGAAATACGTTCCTCCACTTGGGAGACAGGTGGCGGCAGCGGCGGCATGGGCAATTCAACGGATCAGCAAAGCTGGGGGTACACCGAAGACACTGGCGGCGGGGGTAGCCATGAGAATATGCCGCCCTTTATCGTGGTGAACTTTATTATTAAAGCGAAATGAAACTCACGCTAGGCGACATCAGGAAGAACATCGCGACGGTGCTTTCAATGGGCAGCACTGATGCGCGGGTAGTTGGTTATGTGAACGAGGCTCAAGAGCGACTTCTTTACAAAGGCAAGTGGGTGGGCACTTACGCCAAGTATGCGGTAGCCACAAGCAACGGCACAATCACATGGCCACGCCAGCTTGAGACGATTGAGGCGGTGGCGGTTAGTGACACGCCGGGAATCGTTCGGAACGAGTGGTATGAGTTTCTTGAGAACGGGCCGGGGTTGCGCGACAGCGCGGATGGCGATGATTTAACTCTGATTGACCGTGGTGAAGCGGCGGTGTTTAGCGACATTGACGGCAGCAACAAGCGGCTTCGATTGCACACGGCGGTGTCGGCGGATGCTGGCAAGAAAGTGTTGTTGCAGGGGTACGATCAGAACGGCGATTGGGTTCGCACGCTGGAGGATGGCAGCTATATCGACGGTGAATACGTCACGTTGACGAGCAGCTACGGTGAGACGCTAAATATATTTACGGAACTTGTAGCGGCGCAGAAACCCAAGACCGAGGGAAACATAACCGTCAAGGAATACGACACTAGCACCACCACGGAGCGGGCCATTGCAACCTATGAACCGAGTGAGACGCGGCCATCGTACCGGCGCAGTTTAATCCCCGGACTGCCCGACACTTCCACGAAGACTGTCACTGTTGTTGGCAAGATGCGCTTCATCCCGGTAGCCAACGACACGGACTGGCTCATTATCAGCCATGAGGCCGCGATCAAGGAGATGGTGATGAGCATTGATAAGGCTGAAAAGAATCTGCCGCAAGAGGCTGCGATGTATGAAGGTCGAGCAGTGAAGCTGCTTGAGGAGCAGCTAATGCACTACTTGGGTGATGGGGCAGCGGCGATTCCGCGCTTCCAGAACACATCCACCTTCGGTGGCGGCGGTGTGGCTAACTTGATTTAAGGATACGTTATGGGACTACTCAGTAAATTATTCGGCAAGAAGGTTAACGTACCAGCCTTTGTTGGCGTGGACATCGACAAGGAGCAGGAAGGCGCAATCGACGCGAACACCCGTGTTGTCGGTAAGGCGAAGTCTCTGGCACTGGCGCAACAGGCGGCAGATCAGGAAGCATTGGAGCAAGGGTTGCGGCGGGCGATCAGCGGGTATGACAGTCTTGTGGGGAGTCAGCGCAATGTGGTTGATGACTTCCTTGGAGGGCGCGTGCCCGGTGATGTGGCGGACAAGATCGCGGATCGGGCAGCAGCGCGTGGTATTCGTACCGGCACAACTGGCAGTCAGGCGGTGAAGTTTAATGAGTTAAGGAACTATGGACTCACCAGCCTCGACATGAAGCAGCGCGGCCTCGGCATGGCGCGGGACTTCATCAACCAGCAAGTCGGCACAGCCATGGCAAGGCCGATGAGCGTAACAGATATGTTCTTCTCCCCGACCCAACGCCTCGCGCACAAGACCCAAGAGCGCGACACCAAATGGACACGCGATTATCTGGCGGCGAAGGTGGCGGCTGCGCCTGATCCGAGGTTTAGCGGATTGCTTAATACCGGGATGCAAGCGGCGGGCATTGGCTTTGGCTACGCAGGAACGATGGCGATGGCCAATGCGATTGGTGGCAGACAGCAAGCTGCTGTGCCGCAAGTCGCTGCGCCGGGGCCGGTGGTTGCTCCCTTCGGCATGAGTTACCCGCAAAACTTTGGCACTTCATACTCCGTGCCTTACTCTGCTCCTGCTGCTCCTGCGCCAGCCATGATGATGAACGACCCGTGGTGGGGTACACCAGCGCAGTCAGGGCCAGCCGCTCAACCATCCATCCCTGATTTGTCTTGGTATTCTCAGCCAGCCGTTGCGCCACGCACAGACATTAGCGGTGCGCCTAGTGGCCCCAGCGGTTTTGACATGAGTTACCCGTTCCGGCCTCTGACTAATTGGGGAAATGAGGGCCGCACACTGAACATCAGGGAAGCAGACTACTCAATGTAAGGATTAATAATATGGCACTTGGAAACATTTCATTAAGCGATATGCCGTGGCTGGGCAAACCGGCTGATCCGGCTGAATCTTTTGCTAGAGGCATGGCGCAGGGACAAAGTTTTGCCTCGCGGAAGCAGGACGCTGCGGCGAAACAGCAAGGGATGGAGGCGAGGCAGCAAGCGATGAGTCAAAGTGCAGATATGCACCCGCTGAAGATGGCGGATATGGCGAGCAACACGGCGTATCGGGATGCGATCACGGACTACAACGTAAGCTCAAAAGACGCAAGGATTGAGGGCATCAATCTAGTGAATCGCGCCCGTGAACTGCAAAACAATTACAACGATCAAACGATGGAAGATCGTGTAAACCTTATGGATTTGAGAGTTAGGCAGGGCGAGGATGACCTTGAGCATTTCCGCAAGCTGCGCCCACTGCAACGCGAAGCGCAGTCGCTGATGAACACGGCAAGGGGTTACGATATTTCTAGGGCTGCGATTCAGCAGACTGAGGCGGCTCAATCCCTAGCATCACAAGCCAGAGATCAAGAGAAGTATCAAAGTGAGCAGGGCGCAGTGACTGAACAACTCACCCTATTGCAAGACCTTACCGAAGAACAACTGGCCAACTATGTGCCGCCGGTTTCCATTACGCACCCAGCGCAGCGAGCCAAGCTAACTCGGTATGTGGCTGAACGGCGCGGGACGAAGCAGTATGGGGATTATACTTTTGGTGCAACGCAGGAACGCCTCAATGAAACAGCTAGAAACAATCAATACCGCAAGGAAGATGTCGCGCTGGGCCAAGCCTACACCGGCATATTGAATATCCGCGATCCACAAAGTGGGTTGTACTTGCTCCGCGAAAACAATGGAGAACTAACCCATGCTGGATACCAGTTGCGCCAAGAGATGATAAAGTCTAAACCGCTATGGGATCAGCTTACACCCGCCGAGCAGCGCGAGATTCGTGAGAACAGGCACGGCAGCATCTACAAGCCTTCCGCTGGGGCTACGTCTCACGGGCGATACTTTAGCGACTACAATGGACAAACCATCCTGAACCCGGACGGGCGCGAGGTTGCCAAGCAGATGCTTCAGCGGCGTGCCGCAGCAGTTAAGGCGGCAAAGGTGGATGAAGCTGCTGACTTTGGCTTGATACCGCGTTCCCAAAAGGATGGCAAACTTGAGTTCATGGCTGATCCGTATCAGGAAAAACGAGCAGTTCGTTTGCATGAGATAGCGAAACAACGCATCGACCTCGGCCATGCACCTAATAAGGCGTATGAATATGCTCTATCCGCAGTGGGGATGGAAGATGTAGCGATTCTTTCCCCGTTCATCAATGAACAGCAAGCCAGAGAACTTGGCGTTAGCGAGGGGCAACGTGTTTTCGGGCAAGACGCCAATAGTGGTGAATGGAAGTTTGCCACTGTGAGGAATGGTAAATTATTGTTTGATGCTGCCAGTGGCTCATCACGCAACACGGGCGCGAACACGGGTGATCCAGCTAACTTTACTGGCGATCAAACAAACGCCCGCCACGGTAATGAGGGAGAAATAAATCCGTTCACTGGGCAGCCCAACCCTCCGGGGGGGCCAGCCGAGCATGAGGTGCTAAATAACGCCCAAGCACTTCATAAGAGAATGAACGCACAGGGGGCCAGCTTGAGATTAAGGCAGCAAATTATTCGTATCTCCACAGACCCCGTTAATGGCTTGGGCTGGAATGCGGATGACAGTGAGGACGCAATGGCGGATGATGTGATGGAAAAATCTATTGATGCCATCGAGGAATATCAGGACGCCATCTTCGACATCACTGGTGAGACGAGGGAGTACGGCTTCAAAACGAACCGTTTCACGGAGTACAGTGTGAACCAGTTTGCTGCCGAGCTAGTTAATAAGCCAATCGAAAACTGGCCAGACCGGCTATGGTACAAGAGTGAAACCGGCGACACCAAGACGCAATCATATACCGATTTGCCAAAGTCTTTAGGGGATAAGAAAAAATTGCTTGCCTACCTAACACGACACAGGGACTGGGTTGCCCTACGCAACCGGATGGGCGAAGAGATGAAGGGGCATAAGGGCGTTCAAAGTAAATGGAAGGCCGCGCAATCGTTGTATTCCAGAGAATCTAAAAATAAATAAGGCACGCAACGAATAAATTAAACTGACTAGCTCATGCCTTCCCCAGCCGATAAAGTCATTGCGGAACTAGACACCCTTCCTGACCCGATGGCGGACTTGTCGCCCGCTGATCGGGTGTTGGCTGAGAAAGGGCTTTATTTAGATTATGACACTCCCGCCCCGCGCCAAGCCTACCACTACGATGAGGCCAATGATACGGGATTGATCGGTGAAATGTATGGCCGGTTCACTAGGGATGCGGCAGGGGCAGCAGCCTCACTGCCAGAACTATTAGGAACTTGGGCGTTTAACCTTGAACGCAAGCTACAGCTGGGCGGTGGCTTCAAGGAGTTGGAAACTCCAGAAGATACTTTCCTGCACGGGATTGTCGGCAAGAGCATACGCGATGCGGCAGATTACATAACCCCAACGCCCAGTGTGCGGTATCGGGATCACTGGCTGGCAGACTTTGCCGGTGGCGTGGGCACAGTGGGCGGGTATCTAGTTGGATCAAAGGGTGCTGGGGCGGGAGCGCGGTCAGCGTTGGGTGGCTCAAAGGCAATCGCGGCGCGTCATGCGGCGAAGGTGGCTCAATCTCCAGCAATCTCAAAAGCTGGGCTGGGATACCGAATCACACCCGCGCAAGCTGCTGCGGCCAACCAGTCCGCAGTGGCGCAAGGGGTGGCCAAGACGATGCACCGAACGGCGTTGGCGGGCGGTGCAGCACAAGGCATGGCGATGTCTGGCATGGAGGGTTGGAACGATGCATACCTAACCCTGCTGGCCAAGGCCAAGGCCGAGGGGCGAGACAAGCTGACCGAAGAGGAACTGGATCAGGCATGGTTGAGCATGGCCCACAATATGCCCGCCGGTTTAACGGAAAGTTTAGGCGCAACGGCTATGGCGGCAAGGTTATTTAGCCGCATTGATCGGAGTACCAAGGGGGCATGGGGCCGAGGCTGGCGGCACATTACCAAGACGACCGCGCAGGGCGCACTCACCGAGGCAGCGCAGGAATCTTTCCAGACGGCATGGCTGAACCTTGGCGCAGCACACGTTGCAAAGTATCAAGAAGATCGAGACGCATTTGAGAATCTGATGCACTCGGCTACCTTGGGCGCGAGTGTGGGTGGTTTCTTTGGGCTACTGGTTGGGGTAGTGGGCCGCAAGGGGCGGCTGCAACAGCAGATCACCGATCTCGAAAACTCTGAGCAACGGCTGCGGGAGTCTGGCAATGATTCCACAGCGGATGTGGTGGCGCGGCAAGCAGAGCGGATGCGGCAACAATTAGCGGAGGGCACAGAGCCAGACGCTGCCGAAGCACTAGATGCCGAGCGCGAAGCGCATGAAGCAGAGGCGGCAGAGGCGGGGATTGATTTATCGGACGCCTTCCCAGTGGTTCAAGAGGCCGAAGGGGAAACGGATTCAGCCGTGGAAACCGCTCTGGCTGGTGACACACGCACGGTCGAACCAGTTGCTGAACCGATAACCGATCCGATTGCTGGCCCGATTGCTGACCCAATGGATGATTTTGCCGAGGCGGCTGATGCGGAACTGGACGCACTTGAGGATGCCGAGGCAACAACTGAGACGGCGAGTGAAGTAGCGGCAGAAGAGGACGCGAAGGCTACCCAACCCAAGCGCAAACCGATGACGCCAGAACAACGCAGACGGCAGGAGCAGGGGCCGGATGTTTTGGATTGGATTGAGGACACCGGCAGTCCGATCCCGGTTCCGCCGCGCAGTGTTCGCGTCAAGGGTGGCGGGCGGCGACCGGGCAAGCTGGCCACAGGGCACGCGCACGACCAGATTGAATCCACCTTGGGGGTTAAAGACCCCGGCAAGTCCAAGTGGGGCACACGGGTTCAGGACGGCAAGGGCAATCTTGACCAAGTGGTTGACCTTTACAATCGGCAACACGGTACTGAACTGGACGAGGATGGATTCCTAGATTTAGTGAGCGAAGCGATCACGCGCCGCCGCAACTTTTCCGCTGAAAGCAAAGCGCGACGGGAGCAGCAGGAAACGGATATTCAGTTTGAGCAGGAGATACGGGAGGGTGACGGGCCAGCAGCCAAGGACACCATACCCACACAGGAGCTAGTGGTTGGCGATGAGTTCACCTTGAACGGCGAAAAGTTTGAGGTGGTGGGTTTTGACCCGGACACGGACACCATCACGGTGCAGGATGGGCGCAAGTTTGGGCGGCAACAACTGCGCGATGAAGGCGTGGTGAAGGTGGACAAGGGTTCGCTGGAGAGTGACGGCGAAGTGGACGGCATCGGCGCGGACTGGGATGCGGCATTGCCAGACGCACAAGCGCAACAGGAAGCCCAAGAGGAAACCCAAGAGGCCGCGCAGGGAGAAGCTGAAACCACTGCCGAAACGGAAGTAGGCGGTGTCCGTTTCATCAATGGTGGAGTAGACATGGACTCCGACTTGGTTGCCTTGGTGCAGGACAAGGTGAGCAAGGGCATGGCCAAGGCCATGAATAAGCTGGGGCTATCTGAGGGCGCAATGCACATTGAGTTACGCCCCGGCGGCGATCCCAATACCAGTGGCATCTTTGCTGAACCGGATGAGGCTGGGAATCTTGATAAGATTGTTATCCATCCTGAAGTGTTCGGGGCACATTTGCAGCGCATCAAGGCATTGAATGTGCCGTTCATTCTGAACGAAGAAATCTTTCACCAGATACAGAACCGCGCCATCCATAAGGAGTGGTTAGAGTCTGGCCAAACGGTTCCATTCCTTGAGTTCCGCCAGCAATACCTTCGCAACGTGGAAGCGGAGATGGACGCGGACGAAAAGAAGCGCATCGAACTGGTTTACATGGGGCAAGCGAAGATGGATGGCGTGGCGATGAAGCCGGAATCCATTGTCATGGAAGGCACGCGGATGGCGTTTCAAGGCAAATTGTTTGGGGCCATTACTGAGGCCACGGCAGGGGTGCGCCCGAAACTCACGGCGTTCATCGAATTATTGGTGCGCTATATTCGCGGCATCGGGCCGAGCAAGGCGTTGCAAGCGGAACTTGATAAGGCGGTGAAGGTGTTGGGGCAGATGCGGAAGGCACAGAAGGCGGCGGATGGCAGGGCACAAAGGAAACAGAAAGCCAAGGCCGCTCCCGAAGCTGCACCGGCAACGGATTACACAGCTGAACAGGAAGCGGCGATTGAGGAGGCTATCAATAAGGCGGTTAACAGCGTGGCTGCTGATCCGCAGATGCGGGATGATTTGAAGGGGCCAGCCGCCGAACGAGTGGCCAAGGATTTGCGCGAAGGCAAAGTGGATGTGGATAAGCCCGCGCAGTTATTTAACTCGGCCAAGGCTGGGGCAGTGGATGCAATCCGCAAAAGCACCGCGCAGAAGCGGGGCGGCGGCGCAGTGGATGCTTCACTGGAAGCGGAGAGCGACGAAGGCACGACACTGGGCGAGCGCACGGAGGATGCGACTGCCGAGGGCGCAGACATGGGCGCACGGCGCAGCGTGTTGCGGGAGCAGTTGGGCGAAGTGTTCGACCAGTTGACGGCAGAGGAGCAGCAGGTGTTGGAGGTGGCAGCGGAAGGGGCAAGCACCCGTGAAGGAGCCAAGCGCATTGGGGTGAAGAGCGCACAAACCTATAGCGCACGCTTGCGGGCGGCACAAGCAAAGGCGCAGGATTTACTGGCGGACAAAGACATTACGGGGGCGCAGGACTTTGCCGCTGCGCCGGAGGGGGAAGGGGTTGACGCCGATGTTAAGCTGGACAAACAGATCATACGGGAGAATTTAGAGAAAGGATTATACAATGCCGAAGTCTTACCTGAACGAATCGCACAGGAAATTAGTGGAAGCGGGGAGGGAAGCACAATCCTCGCAGCCGAGAATGTCGCACGAAGAAGTCACCGATCAATACAACAAGATCATGAAGAGTTCGCGGACGGGCCAAGGGGAACCGCAATCTCAGCCGCGCAATCAATCGGAAAGCAAGCCCGCCCGCTAGAGGATGCAGCATTGGCAGAGTGGGCCGAGCAGCAAGGAATACTTTACAGCGATGCCAACAAGAAAGAGTTCATTGACGAGTGGGGCACGCAGGGCGAGCGAGGAGGGGTTGAGTCCATTGTTATATTTAATGATGACACCCAGCGGTGGACAAAGATTAACAATCTTTTAATGCATTCCAGCCAAACCGAATTTCTGCATCGGTTGGCAATTCACAACTACCTGTTCCCCAACGAATCCTACAAGCTGGAAGGATACGTTTGGCAGGATAATAAATCGTGGAGATCAGACACTCCACTGGGGGTGATGACTGATGGCGGCAAGCCGCAGTTGCTTCCCGTTATATCGCAACCGAATGTTAAGCACGTTGGGGATGAGGTAAGTATTCTTGAATCCACTGCTGTACTGGAGGCACTGGGAGGCAAGTGGGACAGCGTTGAGGGTGGGTTCGTGTTTGAGGATGGCGGGTTCTTAATCGGTGACGCGCATGAAGAAAATGTTTTGCGCCGCGAGAACGACAGCCTTGCGTTCATCGACACTGACATTCGACTTTTACTCAGCCAAAAGAATGACCGGCTGAGAGCATTCGCAGAGGGAGAGAGTGAGGTGGAAGGTGACGCCGCCCCTGCCCCGGATTCAGACTTCGAGACGGACACTGACCCAACTTCCGAGCAGGAACAGATGGTGTTGGGTTTGAAGGATGGCGAAGAGGCAATCCCGCCAGACATTAACGTGCCCGTTTGGGAGAAGTTCAAGGCATTGATGCGCGGTGAGTGGAGCGGGACGGACAAGCTGCGCCGTGTGGGGCTAGGCGGTCTGGCTGATCGTATCGAATTGTACGAGGCCAAGCGCGGCGAGTTCAGCGGTAAGTTGCTGGAGACGATGCGGCAATGGGCCAAGCCTTTGAGCCGAGAGCAGATTGTGGAAGCGCATCGGGAGGCGTTGGAATACTTTGCAGTGCGGGAAGATTACGGCGGCAGCTTGGAGTCGAACACGCTGCGCCGCAAGTTGGAAGAGGCCAAACGGGATCGGGACAAGGCGCGGCGGAAGCGGGATGAGAGTGACGCCGCCCAACGGGACGCCCTTGATCCGACTGAACTAGAGGCACGGCAACAGGCGGTGGCGGATGCTGACGCCAAGGTGCAAAGGCTCAAGCGTGAACTGGATCAGCGCGTGGCTCAAGAGCAGCGGGATGCGGAGTCTAGGGCTAACGCTGTACTTGCAGAGTTAAGCGATACCGCAACGGACTTGGTGCGGATCATGGGCGATACCTCTGAGCAGACGGGTGCAATGGCGGACAGCCTCGGCATCAAGGTTCAGCTACCCAATGGCGCGTGGCGCAGGATGGTGAACTTGGGCCGCAAACATTTCCCTCGCGTGTTCAGTGATGAAGTGGTTGACGCTATCAATAATCCGGCCAAGTTTCCTGAGTTGTACGCCAAGTTGCAGGGCGCACTGGTGGATGGCGGCTACGCACTGGATGCGAAAGAGGCGGAAAAGATGCTGCTGGATATGCAGCACGAGGGCGAGATGGCCGGGGCTTCATTCCTTGCCAATGCCGAAATGGCGCGTGGCATGAGGCTCCCCGCTGAGTTCTATTCCACCAGCCCTGACACCTACTTTAATTTTGTGAACCGTTTCGCTGATCGGGCGGCACAGATTCATGCGTTCGGCCAAAGCACCAACACCAGCAATGATGCCTTTGACACGGCCCTGAAGGCGTCCAAGCGCAGCGATCAAGAGACACGGGATTTCATAAAGCTGGTGCGCGGTGCGGTGTATCGCATTCGGCCCAAGGGTAATAATAAATTTTACCAACGATTGCAGACTTTTACTACGGGCGGATTCCTGAGTGGCCCATTTACTGCCATCCGCGATGTGGCCAGTGGCGTGGCCTTGAGTGCGGAAACCTTTGGCGCACTGAACACGGCCCGCGCCATGTGGCAAACCTTTGGCGGGCACACCAAGGCGGCAGGGCGCAACCTGTTGCGGATTAAGGACGGCGATTTCAAGTGGTATCAGTTCCAGAACTTTGAAAGCTCTCCAGATATTGAGGCGGCATTAAGGCTGGGCGCAGTGCGCGAAGATTTCGTTGAAGCAATGCTGCTGGACGAGCGAATCAATGATCCTAACGCCACTGATAAGTTGTTATTGGAGGGAACCAACAAGGCGTTGGCCTTCAAGCGAAGCATGGACAGCCTCGCCCGCGTCACCACACTGGTTGCCAGTGTGCATTGGCTGCGTACCACGCAATCCTTGAGCCGCAACAACCCGGAGGGACGCCGATTCAAGCAGCGCGTGGCAGCATTGAAACGGCTGGGCATTAAGGGTGACGCCGTGGCTGGGTTGTTGGCTGGGGATGTGAAGGCCGAGGAAGATTTCGCCCGCAAAGCGGTGGCCGAAAAGCAATACACTTACAGCATCACCCAACACCCACTGTTCCTTGCCTCACCGGATAGCACGACAAAGATTTTCTTCCAGTTCCAACGCTGGACATTCCAACGCGGACGCGACCTGTTAAAGAACGTGATCCTTCCCGCCACGCACGGCACGAAAGTGGGCGGGGAACGGGTGCGCGACTTTGCCCCTGTGCTGCGCTTCGCAGCAGCGGCAGCATTGACCGGCGAGTTGCTTTCCCTGCTCCGCGAATGGTTGACGGATAAGGAGCGGCGCGAGGCACTGAATGAAGAGATCGCCAACGCCGATGACACCAAGGCTGCGCTCATTGTGGATCGGGTATGGAAAGATATGGTGATGAGTGGCGGACTGGGCTTGCTCGGCGACTACGGCACAATGGCTTACGAGTTAACGGATCGTGGGCCACGCTGGCGCGATCCGTTGGCCCCGCCCGCCGTGAATCTGCTGAAACAATTGCGCGACACTGTGACCAGCATCGCACAACAGGGATTAAACGGAGACGCAGCGGTGCGTGAGCTTGGCAAATGGATTAACACCCTGCCGCCGGTCAATCAGCTTTACGGATTTAGCAAGGGCATGACGCGCCGCGTTATGCCTGACCTTGTGCCGGTTCATGCCGCCACACGCGACCGCAACTTTGTGCGGACACTGGCCCGCCGCTTTGGCGAGGAACACGACCTTGATGTTGAAGGCAGCGGCGGCAGCTTTGCCAAGGATGAGTTTACGGAACAAAAGAAGCAGCTTGAAGAAGCTTTACTGACTGGTGACATTGCCGAGGCGCGGGAGATTAAGCAGAGTTTGCTGGATGACGGCATGGAATTGACTGCCATCCGCAGCAGTGTGCGGATGCGTCACCCGATCCGCATCGGGATGGTGACGAAGCCAGAGTTAAGGCGCAAGTTCATGCGCTGGGCAAAGCAGCGTGTGCCCAGCAGTGTTGAGCGCATTGAGCGCACACAAAAAACCTACGAGCTTACGGCCCGTAGGTTGGGGTTATTTTAGATTAGTTGTTTTCAGGATCAACAGGCGGCACAAACTTGGCGTATTCATGCGGCTTCGGTGGCTGTGTCTTGGCCCATTTCAGTAGGTCATCCAAGCTCATGGTGTAGTCCTCTCGATACCGCTCGTCATCATCGCCCATCTTGAACAGGTAGGAGACTTCGACGGATTCATCTGCGTTGCAGAAGAAAACCCATTCATCATTCTCCGTGCCCATAGCCTCGACATAGATTTGCTGCGCCTTGTCGGGGTCATAATCCTTGGCTTGCTGCTGGTTGGTTGCGCCAATGCCATCCCATAGCCCATCAAAGGCCGCGAGCTTTCCCGCAATGAACAGGAATGTCTCCCGATTGCTGTCGTGTAGGTGGTCTTTCAAATATTTTAGGCTCATTTCATTGCCTCCTGTTCACGCTGCGTTTCTTCCGCTTCAAGCTCGTCACCGTACTTTGATGCCGCAAACGCAGCGTAGTTAAGCTGGCCTAGCGCGTACTGGATTGAGTGGTACACATCGTAAGGCTCGTCTGCTCTCTCGATGGCATCTCGCAGGAACAGGGACAGGAAATCATCCTTGTCCAGCAGGACGGTGAGTGGCCGTGTGAATCCCTTTTCCCCGCCCTCTTGACTGGCTCCGATACGCTTGGTTAGTTCTGCTTTGGTTGTTTCGTTCATAACTGTTCCCTATTCGTTAAACTTTGTTGGCTTGCTC